TGTTGAAAAAATCTGACATGTGGGTGGTCGGACTTGCCCACATAGCGAATGGCGCCATCGCGTGGATCGATAAGCGCGTAGATATAGGTAGTCGTCATGCTGGCACCTTCTCTTTCGCCTGGAACCGCCGCTATCGTTCATGTGTTGAAAAAATCTGACATGTGGGTGGTCGGACTTGCCCACATAGCGAATGGCGCCATCGCGTGGATCGATAAGCGCGTAGATATAGGTAGTCGTCATGCTGGCACCTTCTCTTCCGGCTGAATAAAGCGCACGCTGGCAGGCTTTACATAAGCGGTTTTGATAAGGCGCTTAATCACTTGGCTTCGGTTGCTGAAACCCAAGAACGCCTGTAGTTCATCTAGCGCGTCCCATTCATCCTCGGTCAATCGCACCGACAGCGGCGCACGTTCCGTTACCTGCTTTTCGAGTGTCAAATCCATATTGCCTCCTAAAATGTCCTATAAGTTACGATAATACTAAGTATGACACACTTTTAGGCGAAAGTCAAGCATGAATTATCGTCAAAGGATAATTCGCACTTGACAGTTATGGAAATATGTAGTACACTGCAATACATAGTTACTAATTATCTTTTCAGGAACGGAGGCAATCATGAGCGAATATGTTAAATGGGGCGTGGGCTGCCCGGCTTGCGCTTTTACTGGTGATGAATACGCGGGCGGTTGGACTGGCAGGCCATGCCCGCACTGTCTCAGGGATGATCCGGTTGAGCCTGACAGCGACGATGACGACGAGCCAGCGCCACCTTGCACGAAGTGCGGGAAGATTATCGAAGGATGGGCGCATCGTGACGGCGAGGGTAATTGGTACTGTGACGAATGCTGCAACATAGCGAACTGGAACGAGCTAGTTGACGGAAAGATTCCATTCTAGGAAAAGTAACAATGAACAAACGTTACGACTTTTTCGACGACACCGGCGCTTGGCTGGACTCCTGCGAAGCGAGCCAACTCGCTTGGATGACAGCGCTACTGACAACGCTGTTCGGCGCGGTGACGGTGGTCGAGAGAGACGCGGTAGCGATGATGCCGGCGCTGGCTTTTGGTGAATGGCTGGCGACGGTTTAATTTTTGTTGAATTGAAAGGACACTTTGAAATGACGAACGCAATTGTGAAGGCAGAACCGATGAACCTGGACGACTTACAGCGCACAGCCAAGCTGCTGGCGATGTCTGGTTATTTCGAGGCGAAGGGCAATAGCGATACGGCGATTGCGCAGATCGCCACCAAGATTTTGGCGGGCGCCGAGTTGGGTTATGGTCCGTTTGCTGCTGTCAATGGCTTGCATATCATTCAAGGCAAGCCGACGATCAGCGCCAACCTAATGGCGGCAGCGGTGAAGGGACACCCGAACTATGATTACCGGGTGCGACAGTTAGACGATACGGGCGTATCGATTGAGTTTTTCGAGAGTGGCAAAAGCCTGGGTATTTCTACATTCACGATTGAGGATGCGCGCAAGGCGAAGACGCAGAACACCGACAAATTCCCGCGCAACATGCTTTTTGCACGCGCCATGTCCAACGGTGTGCGTTGGTTTTGCCCCGATGTGTTTTCGGGTAACAGCGTCTACACGCCTGAGGAGTTTGACGTTGACGCCAATGCGGAACCTGTGCAAACGCTGCGTGTGGTTGATCCTGCTACTGGCGAAATCACCGAGCAGCGACCGGCGACCAACGGCGACAATCAGCAAGTGGTGGCAGAGTCAGTTCCGGCTATGGTTGCTGGTTGGATGGAAACAGCGGACCCGGCAAGCGCGGCGAAGGCGTGGGCAGTCGAAAGCGGTTCGTGCAATGTGCCGACTCATGCCAAAAATGCTTTGCAAAAAATTGTCACTGAAGAGTTTGCCGGTGTCTTCAAAAAGTCAAACATGGCGCAGGTGCTGACAGCTTTCTACAACGACCGGTTGGAAAAGATACATCAGGCGGTGGAACCCGTCACCGTCGAGTCAGCCGAACCCGTCGCAGCGTAGTGAGTCTATTGGCTACTGGCGTAGCGCAGCCGGCGCGCACATGTGGTCCAGCCGGGGACATGGCAAGTTGCCATTCTCATTGTATGCAAAGTTCCGCTTGCCAGTGGCCAAGTTAATGAGGTGAGATGATGCAAATTGATTTACCGTATCCGCCTTCCTCCAATCGCTGCAATTACGGGGAATCGCCAGCCGTGATACCAGATCAGCCTGGTGTGTACATAATTCTCAATAAAGTTAATCAGCACATCTACGTTGGATCCACGGTTAAACTGCGCCGTCGATGGTATCAACATTCTTGGTCACTCGATAACAACAGCCATCATAACCCCCACTTGCAGAATGCTTGGAATAAGTATGGCAATCATAACTTTTGTTTTATCGCCCTGGAGATAGTTGCCAGCAATGACATGATTTTGCCAACCGAGCAGAGGTGGATAGACGCCATTGATGCTGCCAATCGCACCGATTGCTACAACTTTTGCGCGAAGGCTGGCAGCCACTTGGGGCGCAAGCGTAGTGAAGAGACGCGCCGCCGACTGTCCATTGCTAACATTGGAAAAAAGGCTAGTCCAGAAGCTAGACAAAAGCAGAGATTGGCCAAGCTGGGCAAAAAACAGGATCCGGAAGTTGCCAAGAGGAACGGTGACGCTCGAAGGGGGAAGCCGGTCAATAGGCCGTCAGGAATAATCAATCACAATCTGCGAAAGTTTACGCCGGAACAGGTGCGAGAGATAAGGCGCAAAAAGGCGGAAGGGGTTTCGTACTCGACCCTTTGTGCTGAGTATGGTTCTTCCGTTGGCCCTATCCAACGCATTGTTAACAGAGAGGCTTATAAGGACATCGTATGATAACTATCGAATTACCATACCCGATTTCATCAAATAGATATTGGAGGATGTATCGTGGCCGAATGGTTGTCAGTGAAGAGGCGCAATCCTACAAGAAGTCAGTCGGACTTATCGCCAACGTCGCCGGTCTACATCCGGTAGATGGTGAGCTTTGCGTAACTCTCCACATTCGCCGCCCCGCCAAGCGCCGCGACCTCGACAACCATGTAAAAGTTTTGTTTGACTCACTGCAAGGCTACGCATACAACAATGACAGCCAGATCCGTGAGCTGCATATCACGATGGCCGACGACAAGCGCAACCCCGGTGTTACCGTGAATGTTAGTCAGTTTTGTTCACCGTGAAAAGGTCACTAATCGTTACAGGCATCCCCTCGGACTCAAAGAAAGCGATGATACCAGCGAGGGTTGAATACTTGATAAAGCTTTTTTCGTTTGGCTCATTCAAAAATAGAGACTGGGCCGCCTGTCGTGACATCCCTAACGATGTACCAACATATTGCCAGGAGTAAACTTTTCTATTTTTTTCTTGCAATTTCATCAGGCATTGAAAGAATTTATGTGTAACAGTAATTGACATTGAAAATTAGCGCTTTCTTTTGCAAACCAGTGCTTGACAAACAGTGCTTTACAATGTTATACTACCATTACCGAACGCAAGCAGTCAATAGCAAGTTTTCGGTGTTAGCCGGGGAGCGGCAGTCCGGTCACTGTCGTAACAAGAGCCTGAATCATCTGTGTGGTAGCGGATGAGTTAGGTAGGGTACACAAAAAAACTGAATATCGCCCAACGTCGAACCCATTCATTATTCAAGCGGGCAGTTAACTGGCACTACCACAATGCCAACAAGCGTAACGTGTACCTTGCGCTGTTAACTGCGACCACTTGAGCAATGAATGGGTTTTTGTTTTACCAAAAAGTAAAGCCGGTTGGATGGGCTAACATCCACCGGCTTAGTAGCCACCGAAAGGGTTAAGGCACGATGGCAAGCACTATTGTACTACCGAATGTAGATGAACGCCAAGAGGTATATGAGCAGGTTAGCGAGATGATGCCTGATCATAGCGCCGACTTTATTGCACTGCTCAAGACATTGCCGCTGGATAAGGCCACGTTGCGCCGTCTTGAGAATGTTGTCTGTGATTGGGTGGCAAACCAAGACCACGCCGCTTTTAACATGGGCTACCTGATGGGTATGGCCGCCAATGCGCAGCCGGTTATGGGTCTGAACTGAGGTGCAACGATGAGTAAGTTTATTGACATAACTGGACAAAGATTTGGTCGGCTTCTGGTTCTAGCGGTTGACGGCAAGGATCGGTTTGGTACTTTCAAGTGGCGTTGCGTGTGCGATTGCGGAAAAGAAGCAACAGTTGGTGGTAGCTCTCTGAGAAAAGGCGTTACAAAAAGCTGCGGATGTTTGAACCTGGAAAAAATAAAGGAGGCAAATACCCGCACCAAAACCAAGCACGGAAAACACAATTCACCAACATATATCTCCTGGAAAGCGATGCTTTCCCGCTGCTTGTACCCAAAGAATATTGGGTGGGACGATTATGGTGGCCGCGGTATTTCGGTTTGTGATCGCTGGTTGAGTTTTGATAATTTTTACGCCGATATGGGAGACCGCCCAGCCGGTAAATCTTTAGACCGTATAGACTCTAACGGCAATTACGAGCCTAGCAACTGCCGGTGGGCAACTCGAAGTCAGCAGAACCTCAACCGCCGCACAGTATCGAAGTAAAAAGGAAGCGCCGCCCTGCTGGTACAGGAGCGGCGCAAATGAAGGGTGTAGAAGGGATACAGGGTGATTATACCATGAACATCTTAGGAACACAACTCAGTGTAGAAAACTACAAAGCGCTCAAGCTGGCAATGGCTGCACAGTTGCCAAGCTTGAACGTGCAGACGATCAACGCCGGCGGCAAGTTTGCCGTCAACGGCAACGTGACGCCGGCGGATGTGGCGGCCATTAGTGCGCTGTATGACGAGCACAGCGCCGCTGTTGATAATGGCTTCTCAATGCTGGTTCACCAGTCTGCACAACGCCGGCGCAACCAGACGCACAATGCAGCCATGAAGCGCCAGGCGAATAGCCTGCGGTTTGGACGGTGGTGATGATCGAGCGAATAAAACACAAGGTGGTATTTCAGGTGGAAGCCGACTTCCACAATGGCGAAGGCTGGAAGCGGAATTTCGTAGAGCACGAATCGCCAGAAAGCGCCGATCTTATGGCAAGAAAATTGCGCAATTTTGCCGATGTGCGAATCGTGCGGGTAGAGGTAACGGAAGTGGTGGTGGCATGATGAAACGACTAATCAAGATTATCTTCGGCCTGTTCAAGTGCCCCAAGTGCGGCGCGTACTATGACCCGACGTACAATCGTAGTTGCCCGGAGTGTGGCGCATGAACACACCAACACTCACCAAGCCACGCATCATCGCCATTGGTCGCTGTGTTGGCGGCAGCGCTTTCGAGGTGACAGCGCCGCCAGCGGACTGGCCAACAGAATCGGAGATCGCCGACATCATCCGCATTAA